GTCCGCTCTGCTGATCTCGTTCCAGTGCGATGACTGAATCTGATAGCTGAGCGATTGAAGCTGATCCACGTAACTGGCCGAGTCGGACGCGTGCTCCTTCTTCATGATTTACATCTGATTGTGTTGTACGACGTAAGTGGCTTACAAGAAACAAAGATATGCCAGTCCGCTCTACAAGTGAGCGAAGTCTGGTCATAGTTGTATCAATCATTTTCCGCTCATCTCCGTCAAGACCACTGAGCAAAATAGACAGGTGATCAAGGAAAATAATACGGGTTTCAAGACCGCTAGCTAAATATTCAACTCTTTGGTAGATGATGTCTGGATCGTATGACCCGAACCCATCGAAGAGATGCAAATTCCATTTAGCAATGCTGTCTTCAAAAATTTCTACAAGGTCTTTGCGTTTGTGTTCACCAATGTGTAATGATTTGCCAGCGTGAACTGACATCAAACCTAAGGCTGTACGACGGTTGGATTCTTCCAACGCCAAATAACCGACCCGTTCCCCCTTGTTAAGAAGGTGAGTTGCAAGGTAACGACACAGGCTGGATTTGCCGATACCAGATCCACTAGTGATCGTTGTAAGCTCTCCATATCTGATCCCGTGAAGCTTTGATTGTAATCCTTGAAATGGGTAGTCATGATCAGCTGGAGGAGCAGGTGTAGTTACAACGTCAAGTAGGGATTTTGCATCAACGATGCCATCAGGTTTGTATTGTTCATGGTCATAATTACAAACAGCACGGATTGCTTCAGTATCATCAGCTATCAAAGCCTCTGAAGCATCCTTATAACCGTCTAGGAAGCCGATGTAAGCCTTGCCAGGTGGTAACACACCGGCAATTTCTTTTGCAGCCGCTCTACCGGCAGCATCATCGTCCATTACAATTACAACTTTGTCGTAATAGTTGACCCATTCATAATTATTTTGAACACATTTTTTGGCCGCGGCCGCACCGTTGCTAATTGAGACTACATCCCAATTTGGTTGGGCTTCCCAGACGCTCATTGCATCCATTTCACCTTCCACGATTACAAGTTTTTTAATCTTGGTCGTAGTTTTATGACGAAAGTTTTGCATGCCGTACAGTGTATTGACTACACCTTCAACACGAAACTCTTTGTCTTTAGTCCTTACTTTAGCCCCAAGCAAAGATCCATCCACGTTGAAATAATAGTGGCGTAAAATTGATCCATCCTTGTAGGTCTTGAAGAATTCAGCCGTTTTTTGACTGATTTTTCGGGAAGCAATGCGGACTGGTTCACCGGAAAGTTGAATTGAGTTGGGCATTTTGTGAGTGTGAACAACGTCAATACTGTTATTTGTGTGATGTCCACAGCGGAAACAGTGTGTATGCCCATCGGAATACAAGCTGTTTGCATCCGACGAGCCACACTGAGGGCACGCCATGTGCCTTACGAACTCGGAATCTGAATCAACCATTTCAGAGGAATGTTTGCGTAAGATGTCCAAGGAATGCCAAGTCGTTCGCAATACTGGGCATAAGTTGTCTTGGATTTTTTTGAGATCGTATTGAATGGTGATTGAAACACCATCCGCAAGTCAATGTCAGGATTTTGTTCCTTAACTGCTTTGATCTTGCGCCGATCTGCTGCATCCCAATACCCTTTGCATTCAAGATGCACACCGTTCGGCAGAATAAAATCTGGACAGTATTTATGGGAAATGGTGTAGTCAACCTTGACAGTTTCGTACTCATACTTGACGTCAAGGTCGACCAGCAAGTCAGCAACTTTCTCTTCCAATTTGGAACGAAAAGCCATCAAAAATCATCCATGTGCTTTTCAATGTACTGCTCTACAATTTCTGTGACAGCACGCTGCATTTCGTATTTAAAATCACTGCGATCTGCTTTGTGACGGACCACTGTGATTGCAGGAAGCTCAACTTTCATAGTGCATTCATGAAGATTGAGGTCTTCGTTTTTAGAAATACTAATTTCAATCATTAGAATGTCACCTCTTCAGTAGCTGTTTCGGTTTCTTCTGTTTGAACATTAGGTGCTGAAGTTTTGTAGCCTTTTGTCGACCCAAACAGTTCGGCAACGTCCTTTTCATCAAGATCGCCAATGTCAACACCGGCTCCACTTTTCAGTGAAATAACCTGAATACCTTGACAATAGAGTTTAGTGCCAATAGTGGTGCCGCTCGGAAGGGTATAACCACCGTGGACAAATGCGACGCGAACTTTACTACCGCTGTACAACGGGATGTTTTCATCAGTAATCGGCGTCCCTTCTGTATCGACAATTCCCGGCTTTTTCTTGTCATCCCAACGGAACTTCAGGATGAACTTACCGTCGGCTACTTGTTCCCAAGGTTCTGGGTTGACAGTTTTACGACGGGGGTTTTTGAGCTTTGACTCTTGGTATTTGAGTTCATCGGCTCGTTCTTCCTCAAGTTTTTCAATCAGTGCGGCATCTTCTACTGCGATGCTCATGATGTAACCATACTCACCGGGTTTGAGGATGGCTTGAAAGCCTTCCAGAAGAACTGGATCTGTTTTGTGTTGGGTTTGCATTAGCAAAAGAAATAGGTGGAATCAATTACTCGTGACGGTTGAAGGTCACCAATAATTGGTGGATCAGTTTCTGCCCCAATATGTTGGGCAAATGTAGTCAAGTAGTCATGCTCCGCAAAGAGGTGCATGTATGTTTCACGAACAATGGCTGATAAAACAGACATGTCAGAAGCACGGCATAGTACCGAGTCGTGTATGAGGGAAATCGGAGCGTTGAAACGTAATGCAGATAGGCACAACAATGATGCATCTAATGAATGGATTAAATTTGGCGCAGTTGCATTTTTATGGTGTGTTCTATCGACCTTGCTAGAATCTCCTTCCGCAAGATTTATACGACATCTACCAAGTAATTGAAGCTCAATTTGCTTCATCTGTTTTTTCATAAGACGCTGAGTGACAACAAACCCAGATGGTGTTACCCATTCAAGTTCGTTTGCTCCGCGATCAATGGCAGCAGCTACTTCCTGTTCTATCCATTTCATGACACGCATAGGGCCTGGCACAATTGTGTCCATGGCATCGCGCACAGCGGCGACTGTTGCGGTCAAATCTTCTTTTTCAACTTCGATTCCCTTTTCTTTCAACGCCTCACGTATGTACGATCGGTTTGAAAAAGGTTTAGCATTGTATGGTACTGTCATAACTACTCGTTTGACAGTTTTTCTGTCCATGTGTGGTTTGATCACATCAGGGACATTTGGCTTTGCTGTTTCAGCTACAACTTTGTAAGCATCCTGAGGTTTGTCAGAAGGCAATACATTTACAAGTTTTGCAGTTGATGCATCTCGGGCTAAACCCGCCAAGATTTGCAATCCACTGCATGTGGCATCTGTAGCAACCGGCAATCTGGTGTGCGTCCTTGATCCCGTGATGATCGTGGCAAAATATTCTTCTGCTGAAGCAAGAAATTGCCATGGCTCATCAGCAGCTTCCCATTCAGCAAGATTGCCAATTGGATCTGTTGCTACGCGAGTAATTAAATCAAGGTTGTCGTCAACCCAATTTAATCGCTCTTCAATTGTAGCTTTGTCAAGACCATAGGTTGTAGCACACGCAAACCCTAGCCAATGCTTGCATTCGGGTGTGATCAGAGCGCTTTCATCATAAACCAAGAGTGACTTGCCAAAATCTGTATCTTGGGGTGTCAAGAATGAAGGAATTGGGTACACTCTCCCGCGGTAATCCGCACTCCAGGGCACGTAGAACCGTTTGTATCGTTTAAAGGTGGACACAGCGTTCATTGTCATACGTGTGCGGCATGACTTTTGAAACGCTTGCGCGTTTATGTTGCATACCTCAGCAGCCCGTCGTCTGTAGTCCTGTCGAGAAATTTTGTTTTCAGCAATGTCTACAGGTTTAGGGGGTAGAGGCATCTCAACCACAGGGATGAATTTGCCAACGCTTATTTGCCGTTTCATCAACGTTTCAGCAACGTCAATGACGAACGGGTTTAGACGATAGGCAACCTTTTGAATCTTGTTCAGAAAGGCTATGAAATCTTTTCCCTGTATACAGTGGCGTTTACCACGACGCACCATGTCATACCCTTTCATCACCTCGTTGAGGAGGTAGCCACCCTGCCGATCGTTAGACCAATCGTTGGGTTCGATCAGCATGGGCCAGGCAATGGGGCTGAACAGCTCAGCCGTTGCCATGACATGATCTTTGATCTCGATAAATTCTGGAGTAGGAACTACGTAATTTTGTAGTTTGCGCCCCTCCCTGCGAGGTTCAGTCATGAACCAGTTGCTGGACTGACAAATGCAATCCAACAACCAACCGCCCAAACGAACCCGAATTGATCTACCCCAGGTTTCCCAATGATCAACGTCACATCGATTCATAAGAGTGCGTATGACGGTGACCTTTTGCTGGGTGCCTATCGATTTGTGCCAATAGTTCTGTTTTATCGAATGTAGAAGACCTGGCACGTTGCGCTCATAGTGACGCATCATACATTCGTTTTCGATAGCCTGACCGATGGCATCAGTGACGCTCACAGCAGCATTTGCACGTGGTTTAGTGCTAAACACCTTGTCAAATGTGACTTTGCAAGCGATACTTGCTGCCGCTTCTGGCTCAATGTCAAAGATGAAACGGGACACGTCCTTGAAGTACGCACCCGTTCTTCTCTTTTTCAGTGAGTCACGAGTAGTTGCAATACGCTTAGCCACAGCAGGCATAAGCTGCTCAATAGAAGCCACCCCGTAGACGCTTGAACTTGCATAGTCACGATCCTCCAGGTTTTGAGTGTTGGCATGAAGCTGTTGCAAACCTAAACGGATTTGTTCCCGTTCAAGCTTGATCTGCGTGTCGATCTCGGCTGGTGTTGGCAATGTCTTCTAAGTACTTTGTTGAATGCATGTCTGCAATTTGGTCAGACATTAGTTGTAGTAGCTCATCTTTGTGCGGATGAGTGTGAATTTCCAAACACAGAGCTTCGTATTCAGTCGTTGTAATCATCAGACAGCATTTTAGGATGGACATAATAGACAGCTTCAGCGTCGCAAATCACTAACTCATGCGTCCTTGCGTTCAGAAACTTTTGAATTTTAGATTCGGCTGCGTGTCGTCTTTGGTAGACATATTCGCGAACCTTATTTGTTTGTAAATTAGTAGCTCTGATAACGCAGCACACATTGTGTGTAAGTTCCCAACCTGCGATCTTCCATTCCATTACTTCTTCGTAAGGAATTTGCTCAAAGTAGCTACTATCGATGTCTTTAATTTTACGCCATTTATTGGGAAAATACCCTTTGTTACCACTCATTGGCTGTACGTCGTAAAGTTCTAAACCTTGCCTGTTGGACAGTTCTAAAGCACACCATGCGGCGTGCTCATCACTGGCGGCGAGAATATATTGAGTCCCGTCACTTAGGCGAACGGCGTACTGTTGAAGACTTTCGTCTGGCGGCTGGCTTTGTGGGCTTTGTAACATAAGTGTCTCTTTGTGCCAGTTCCTCATATTTAGACCTCCATTGGTGATCTTTGAAATGATGAAGCCAGCAATGAATAGCGTTGCGGATGAACCAGTCGTCATCCTTCGCGGTTGTGCTCATGTAGTTGTTAAAGTATTTAGGGCTGTACCCATTGTCTCCAGGTTCTGTCGGTCTGTTACGTCCGACACAAACAATGTAGCGGTAAACAACGGATTGTCAGTTTTATCAAGATTTATCGTCAAATCGAAATAATATAAACGTTTGTTAAAAATGTACTTGACAAGAGTTTACACATAAAAAAACCCCCTGCTGATTAAGCAAGGGGGCGATGTCTCTTCCAATATCAGTTTAGCTAAGCTATTGGTTTGTGCAACATGTTGCCTTGATCAATTTTGCGTGAGGCTCCGCATAATCTCAGACCTTTTGGTTTTGAAGAAAACGTTGATAAAATGCTTGTTCGAGTGCAGTCAATCCAGAACTGTTCCCAGTTTTGATTGCTTCACGGGCTCGCTCTTTTGCTTTGCGGATGTTTTCCGCGGGGTTGGTGTACCATTGCACTTTTATTCATCATCGTCGGTATCGATGTTTGAAGCACTACCAACAATGTTGCCATTGATATCCAATAGACGCATTGTGTGCTGAGGTGATGGGAGTCCATGCTTGTCTAACCTGTCAGCTAGCGTGTTCAAAATGCGTGCAACCTCAAGCTGTTCAGAATCAGCAAATGCTTGGTTGTCAGTGTCGATGGTGATTACGATCATTTGTTGTCAGGGAATGAACCAATAAATTCAGATTTGTTTATAAGTTTGTGCAGCCTTGCACACAGTTTGCTTGCACATTCTTTGGTTTCAGGCCAATCGTCTCCATACTCTGCAGCTTCTAATGCGTCTAGTATGGTGAACACTTGTGCACGTGTGACAGTGATCGTTGTCCGGTTAAATGCCATCAGATGAGTCTGTAAGTGTTGTTGGGGAATTGTTGCTTTAGTAATGCCAGTTGAGACAATGCAAAGCGTTTGCTGTCAAACTCTTCAACGGTTAACCATTTGAAACCGTATCCCCGCTTTAGTTGCAGTTGAACAAGGAACGGCGGCTGTGCGTCCATGATTTGTGAGTGTGAACACTGAGTAAAATAACTGGACAATTTGCCCAGTCATTAAAACTTAACGTTTCGTATTAATGGTGATGTGTTGCCAGCCTTTGCGTGGTTTGTAGATAGAAACAGGCAACAAATCGACTCCCGCATTGTTAGCAAGGAATGCCAATTCGAGCCAGTTCTTGACAATAAACACGCCATCGGGTGACTGTTTAATAAGGCGACGGATTGAGTCAATCTGTTTATCAGGTAAAGAGGCAATGTCCACGGATTGAGATCCACAAACAATGCCCCATTTTTCCTGAACACATAACATCCGTGCTGGTGTGGCTGTTAGTGTCATGAATTGGTTTGATAGAAGTAATCGTAGACAGCATCCCAAATCTCTGTGGGTGAGTATTGACCAGGGATGTACTCGATGCTGTAGCGTTCAATACGTAAACGCGTGCCAAAGTAATCACCAGGGATTAACTCTGCATTGTCGTTGTTGTAACGTGCAGGGAATTCACGCTGAACACGGCGACGCTGCTGTCTGATGCTGTTAGTCTCAATGCGCCAGGAATTGGCGTCATAGTTGCGACTGTCCCGAATGGACTGGCACCTGATGAAGTGCTTGAGGTCTGCAACGGTGAATGGTTGGTTGGCGTTCATGTGTTTAGTGTTGACGGCATTGGTTGTAAGTCATGGACGTTACCCGCTCGCAGTGCTTCGCTGCGCGATGGTCCACATACTGTGCAACGCTGAACAGTGTTACAGCTAAGCAAGTGATGTAGAACCTCATGTGTGGGTCTCCACAATGAATGGGTCGTATGAAGCAGGGCTGCGCTTGTAGGCGGTCAGCTCTTTGTATGCCAGGTCACGATCAGAGAAGGTCTCAACCGTGATGAACTTGTAGTAGCCGATGGAACTGCCAACGAAGACACGATCCCTCAGCTCATAGGTGGGTGTGGTCATGCTCTGCACCATGCGGAGATCTGCTGATGCGAGACGTTGAACCGTTTGGCAATGGCTTTGTGTTTGTGGCCGTTGCTCACCATCCTCTTTGCTTTGGTCTTGGGTTCTTCTGTGATGTACAGAAGGAGAATGCAAGGGAGGAGGAGAACAACCAGCAACACAGCGAGTGTTGTGGTCATGGGTTGGTGTGATCGAACGAAGGTGAGTGGAAGGTGTTTCGCTCGATGCACACAGTGTGGCAGGTCTTTGGCTTTTGGTCGTTGGTTTTGTTGTAACGCTTAACATTACTAATACTTATCAATAACATTAGCTGAGCTAATCGGTCGCGACAGATCGCACCAAATACATACGACACATGCACCACAGCTGCCCTATTGCTGCTGTCCATTGTCTGCGTACCTGCCATTCACACAGTTACGCAAGGCCCAAAACCCTTGCAATAACTGGGATGTTACCGCGTCCAGCCGTCCGTCCAGCCGCAGACACACGTCCAAGGCCACCCCCCCTATGGGGGAAACTGCGCGGATCCCAGTCGTTAATAGACTTCAGAGATTTTTGTCATTTTTTGAGAGGATGTACTCTACAATCTCACCGGTTTCAGACAGCAACTGCAGTTGATATACATCAGGACCGATTTCTACCAGCCCGACAATAAGCATATTAAGTAGAATCAAAGTTTAAAACCAGATAAATAATGTAAGAGACTGCTACTAACAGAATAGCAATCATCCAAAGGACACTCCAAACAACCATCAGGACAAAGCAGCGTACACTTTAGGAAAACACTCTCGAATCAATTCACGACATTGATCAGCAATAATTCTGTGCTCATATTGTGTACCATTACCACAACGAAGATCTGTGTAATGAATCCACGATCTCAACGTACCATTCATATACATCGTAGTTGGTGAACTCAACGGCAACACTTCACGTGCACATTCCTTAGCTACACCTGCACTAAGCATTTCGTTATAGAGATACAACGACTGATCAAACAGTAGATCAGATTTTAGCTGAAACTCTTGTACAGTAATTGGATCAATATCATCTGTACTATTCTGTCGATTAATAAGATCTTGACGTCGAATATTAGGAACAATTGGACGTTCAGTTACTTCAGCATATCGTTGACTAAATTCTTGAAAACTAAAGCTTCTATGTCTCAAGATTTGAGTACTAATACTGCGTGTAGTTTTAATTTCTACACACATATTGACCATTTCAAAAGGTGACCAATGTTTATGTTTAATCAAATACTTAATCAATTTATCACTGGTCTCAGTGTTGTTTTGATTTTTAGGATTTGACACACGTGCCATGAAAGAGATCAGATCATCACCATTAGAAGTGGAATGGACAAGTTGTACGGAGTGCATTTAATAAGTTAAGTGAGATATTATAAGTTCAGGAACAAGTCCTGAAAAGATAATAAGTAAAACACGTAATTTAAATAATGTTATTTATTACATGTAATTTAATTGTTTGTCGGTTAGTAAGGACTCAAGAACACGGCTTGAGTAGTGAACAAGGGGTCATCAAACTTGTCGAGTCCCCCTTGTCAGTACAAGGAAATGAGTCCACCCTTCTCACTTCCCTGTATACAGTGGCGTTTAACATTTAGATATGTGTGTCTAATGTTAAGACACCAGTTACTGTCTTGGATCTACCCATGTTGGGACGATAGAAGAGGGGTTTCCGCTTGCAGCTTGTCTTTGCTCTAAATCCATACCCAATACAAGGTGATTAGCACTTGCATGTGGGTCATCTAGGAACTCAGCAAGCATTTGATTCCACTCATCACGTTTACGAGAGTTGATCTCTTCCTGTGCTGAAATACCAAAAGCATCTGTAAAATACTTGACACCTTGTGCAAGTGCGTCTAAACGGTCGTCGTGTTTAACGGCTCCCTTTTCGCGACACATGCGACTCATTTGGTAAAAAAGCATGTACATGAGTCGTTTTTCAGGCGCTTCGTCTTTGTTGGAGTTATAATCCCAATCAATGACCCCTTTATCTACAACAAGCCTGTGTTGATTAAGTATAGGCTCAAGGGTATCAATGATCCGATCCTCCTTTCGGACGTTGGCACGGACCTCTTCGATATCAATACCTTGCTTAGTTTGTTGGAGGTGCTTTCTAAAAAGTTCAGCAACGATTCCGTCTCCAAAGTTTGTTTCTACTACAAGTTTGTTTACACCAAATTTTTTACAGCCCCTCAGAATATCCAAAAGTGTTGTGTCGGAGTATCCGTCTCTATAAGCTCGCATTTCGTGCAAGTACAAGAAACCGTTGCGTTGGGAGATATAAGCTGCTGTCGTTTCATCTGTTCCACGACCCGACGGATCAACCGAGCAGATTCTTTCGGAGTAAGGGAGCCATTCTCCTTTGAGCTGCATTGGACTGTAGAAATAATCTCCAGGAAGACCCACTGTCGGTAGTTCTTTGATGACGTTTTTGGGGTCTGAGCACCAGACGACGGAATCAGGGCAAGTTTCAGGGTTAACAGAAGTAACCACGAGGTCAGCCATTTTGAGTGGGAATTTTTCAGCATCACTAAGGGAGGTGTCTAACATGAACTGCAACATAAAGTTGCTACGACCCATAGCAGCTTCACGTTCTATAAGATCGTCATCAGAAAAGCGGTTAGGGTCTGTTACTTGCCAAGGTTCTGCTCCATTGTCGATATCTTCTTGCAACTGGGGAGCAATGAGTCCTTCGTAATTACTAAGCTTTCGTGGTACTCTTGCAGGCCAGACGAAGGGCCTGTAATTGCGCTCGGCAAGCTTACGATAGATAGTGAAAGTTGTTTGAGGAGTACCAAGGTACATAATGCGGCTGTCATCTTTAGGTGTTAGGATAGATTCAGCTTCTGTACACAGTTGAAGGAGTTTCTCCCTCATCATTTCTGTCATTGAGTTGCCAGGAACTTCAATGTCGTCTAGAATCATTAAATCGGCGCGGCTTCCGGTTAGCTGTCCAGTGATGCCCACGCTTTTTACGCTGGGTGCTTGGTGAGGTGAGCAATTCACATCGAAGCTTATCCTGGACCACCTTGCATCGTCGGACTTCGGACGTAAATGAGAAAGCCATGGTGTTTCAATGATTAGTTTTTGTAGGAAGATTGACATGTTATCTGCACGTTCTTTAGACGCAGAGATAATCATAATTTTCTTTTCGGGGTTATTAAATAAAACCCAAAGAACAAAAGCACCTGTAATCCAACTCTTACCAACTCCCCGAAATGCTTGGATCTGCAAACGCTTCGGACCGTGTTGGAGGTAATCAGCAATTGCATATTGAGCACGTGTAGGGGAGGGCAAATCAAGTTGTTGCCACAGAGCCTGGAGGAATATCTTGAAGTCTGATTGAATAAGACTTAGCGCATTCGTCGCTTCTCCAGGTTGTTGGACCGATGGGTTTGTCTTTTTCCCACTGCCGCGCCGTGAACGTCTTTCTGTCATTTATAAATAAAGGGTGTGTGCGTAGTGAGTCGTATGCCAAATCTGTCCACCGATCTTCTGTAAGCGTCAACTTAAATGCATCTATGGTGTTGTATACGGTGTCTACGTAGGTGGAATAGAAGTGTGGATCGTCGATGTAGTCTTTGTACCACTCGATGCGTTCCATACTTTTAACTATCTGCAGCTTGTCTCGCTGCATGAAGATGAAGTGTGCACCTGGGTGTTTGAAGGACAGTTCAGGTACAAACTTGTACAGGAAAGGAGCTTGTACAACAGCATCAGACGGTAGCGTCTCTGCGTGGTATTCAGACTCGTCTATATAGGTACGATTGAGATCGTTAGCTAAGATACGAGCTGCAATTGTTGTACCGCTCCTCTGTGGTCCTGTAACGAAGATTGGGTGGCATGTACACATTAGGGTTTTATAAGTGTAATTGGTTTTGGAATCTTACCTTCAGCAAATTGTTGATCTAGATAGTTCTTAAACATTTGAGACGGGGCAGTGCCTAACAAATTTTCTAAGAAATCGTCAGCAAGCATAGCAACTTCTACAGTAGCTTGTGCTTTAGGACCAAACGTTGAAGCAATACCACGTGCAGCTGCTTTACGTGCACCAATTTTTCCAAGTTGTCTTACAACATCTGTGGTGTCAAATTGGACATGCTTACCAAACCGACGTTTGGCGTCACGCGGTTGCCAGGTTGTCTCTTTAATACGTTCACCGTAACCAACCATAGTGTCGTAGTCACCCTCTACTGAAGGGTAAGCAGTAAAAGCACCTTTAGTATTTCTTTTATATGCTGATGCCCGCTGGTTAGTTGGTTTGCCTGTCAACCTTTCTTTTTTTGCGTCCTGTTCATCTCGCAAAGGACTAAATGTGTACCGACTTTCTACTCTACTACCAACCCTTTTACGTTCTTCCCTTGTAGGAATTTCGTTAATAAGTTGATTAATTGTGGCTTGCGTTCCTAAAGTATCAACCGGCTTTTGGTTTTTAGGTCTATTGTACCCACTATCCATGTCCTTAAACTGGATAGTATATCCACTAGAAGTAGGTATCATAGACCCTTGTGTTCTTGTAACAGGGTTTTTAATTACTTTACGACGTGCACGAGCATTTTGAGGTGGATTGTCTTGCAAACTTTGAAGAATTTTCAAAGCCCGCGCAGCTTCTGCTGTCGGTAAATCACCTACCGGTTGACCCAGTTTTTGTAGCAACGCTACACGTGCTGGAATTGGAATAAAATCCTCTTCATTCATTATGAAATATGTGAAAGGATAACGTGTTCTCTAAGACGGTTTTCACCGTGTGCGGCTCTTATAAAGTTGAGCCAATGTGTACTTCCTTTTTCCTGATTACAGCTGGAACAAGCTGGAACAATGTTCGATGTAATATCTTCCCCGCCAAACACGCGAGGATGAACGTGATCAAGAGTGAGTTCATGTAATTCATAGGTAGAACCGCAATAAACACATGTGCAGCCAAAATGCTCTTTAATGCTGCGCCTCCAAAGGCGCTTTGCTTCAGAGGACGTCATGGTTATTAGGTTGTAAATGTAGTGATCAGGTGTAGGAAGCAGTGGCGTCATGCGTACTTTTTATTTAGGCGAGGTCGGCGTCGGTTAGTAGATGGTTTTTCTAACTTTCCGGTGTTTGGACCTGTATGTGATGCGTCTTTACCATCACCGTTGCCGTAAGTACGTAGTTGCCTATTTAATTTATTAGCTCGGGTTCTAATTTTAAGCCCTTCTGTTGTTTTGTTGTATGCGGCTTGCTGTTTATTCCGCTTACGCCTAGCTTCGGGATTGCTAGCGTAGTACTGAGCTGTCTTACCTTTTGCCATACAGTCGAGTTTGTACAAGTTCTGGATCGACCTGAGGCATGATGTTGGCAAGTTGTGCCAACGGGTTACCCTCTAGAGCAATCCCACTAATGTCGTTTGTTTTAAGCCAATCGCACGCTGCTTTTAGATCAGCAGTAGTGGCTTCACCCGATTTAACTCGGGCAAGGAATTCTTGTGTGACAAGATTGTGTAGCTCGTTGAATTGGTCTTCAGTTGCCTTCTTTGACATCGGCAGTTTTATGTATTTCTGAGAACGATTTGGTCTAGTTTGTTTTCGATACGCACCATGTGATCTTCCATACGACTGATAAGTTCGGTTAACTCTGATTTCTTGACGTAGTCAGAAGCCACAGTCAGCTCAATACCGTCTAGTCGTCTGTCCAATGCACTGATACGTTCATGCACACTGTTTATTCGATTGTGTAGGCGGTTGTTTAGAGCAGCTCCGGCTGTGACTACTGCCACAACAGAAGTCACCAAAGCTTCAGTCATTAGATAGAGAGACAATAGGGACTATGTCGTTGCAGAGCACCTCAACACGAGATCCGGGTCTAAAAGTAAACCCAGTTTTCATGATTTCAGTGCATTTGAGAGCACGAACAAGTTCGTAGTCGAGACGCATTTTTTGTTCGTGTTTACGTGCAATAGCTTTGCAAGTTTCGATCATTCCACCGTCAAGCGGTACTGCAAAGTTAAGTTGCACACCGTAGTTATTACTACGAACGTAGCTAGTATTTTGATAAGGAATTGTATCGTTGCCCATATAAAATGGACTGAATTGCATCGTTATACCGTTGCAACTATTGTTACTTGCAAAGTATTGACGAGACGGAGCACCATTGTTCTGGAACTGGACCGCCTGGTTAGTCACGTTGCCCGTAGCGGCTGCCACGGGCGATGATGTGTTTTGAACCTTAGGTTCTTCGTAAGCAAAAGCAGGATTTACTGAGAGAAGACAGACAGCGAGGTAGTTACGGATTGCTGTTCGATAACCTCGTCGATGACGATGTTCTCCACTACTCCGGCTGCACGATCTACGGTTTCCAGCTGAAACTGTTCTCCTGCTGTTGTTACTGAATAAGTTGTAGATGAATTTTGAATATCCCCACTGGGAGTTACGTTGGTTCCAGACCATGACTTGTAATCACCACCATAGATATTTGTTGTGATCGTGCGATCAATGTCCACAGTGGTAGTCGTGGTGGCTTGCATACTACCCTGGGTGAAATTTGGTGTAATCTGTTGCGCTGCAGCAGGGCTAGCCAACATCAAAAGCAGAATAAGACGTTTCATTCTTCTTTCTTTTTAGGATCAGGAGGTTTAGGATTTGTTTTAGTATTTGATGTCGTTAGTCCAAACGTCGCGAGCGCACCAGTGAAGACGCTGGCTACGAATGTTATGTCGCCGCCACTTTGTCCTTTTTTAATCATAGGAAGATCGACATAGTTAAGAGTGATTATAAAACCACTCCACACGACGACACCAAGACGGACAAAGGTTCCAAGGATTTGCAATTCATCCTCAGTATTTTCTTTTACTTTATCTAAGAAACTTTTTGTCCCTTCTTTTTGGTTAACTTGCTCCATGTTTGCTTGAATACTGGTTTAAGCACCATTACGATGTATTTGAACAAAGACGTAGCAGTTAGGGTGGCAGCAACAGAGATAAACGCTGTTGTAGCTGCAGTTGTCATGATAGTAGTTGTAGGCATCGGAACCTCTATATCCGTAAACGGAATCTCTACTATCTGTGCCTCTTCAGGGAGAGCAGGTGTAATAGGTTTAGGTTTGGTTTTAGTTGTCTCTGTGTCTTCAGAGGGTTCCTCTTCTGTGTTTATACCTTGAACCCCAGGGGGCGGTCTAAGGGTGTTAGGAGGCGCTACAAGGGGCTTGTAACTAGGCAACTGTGCACTAGGTACCTCCAACACCGCTTGGGGCAACTCAGGGGCTTCTGGAAGAAATAAACTAGGCAGAAGAGGTGGCTCACTCCACGTTGGCACCGAACAAACCGCGTTCGATGAACTTCACTGCTTCATCATCCACAGTATTATCAGATTGTTCAGCCAGTTTCTTTAAAAGGTCAACGATAAGACGCTTAACCTTTTCAGAGTTGAGGAATGAAAAAAGGATTGGACGGATAAGGGTGATCATGATTAAGAAGGCTCAGTCGGCCAAGTAATGTTGTGAGGGAACCCATCAGTAGATGGAAGATTGCGAAGAGCTGCGCGATAGGTAGCCCATTCAGTTGCATCAGCAGAACTATCAGCAAGTTGGGTCCAATCAGAATCAGCTAATTTCTTGTTGCGATTAGTGCGAGCACTTTCTGCAGCTTTAGAGTCAATACCAGCGCGGTATGCAGTTTCCTGCTCCTCAGCAGTTGCTTGGTCGTTATCGGTAAACACCGGACCAGCAACAAACTTAGTAAACCACTGACCATCAATTTGCTCAACGCCATCACGAACGCTGACACCATAAGGAGCAGTCACGGTTGCCGCTGCACCATTAAGCACAGGGTCATAACCGTAGCTGTCCAAAATGTCGATAGTGATGTTTTTTGGAAAGCTTGTATTAGGGTAACTTGCCTTGAATTGGCTAATGGTGGTTACAGCACCAGTTTCACGGTTTCGAATTTCCATAGTAAATAAGTTAAGCAATAGCAAGGAACAAGTAAGTACCGCCGTTAGCGTTTAAGTCGGCAGGCGCTGATTGGGTTATTGTAAAACCAGAATTGAGAGGATCAATGTAATCATTGTTTGTATATTCTGATGAAATAGTTGTATTTGGTGTGAAATGCGGCTCAGTTCCGCTTTCAATGCCACGACCTGAATCAAACAAGATCCAATCACCACTGCTATCGACACGCTTAATAAGTACAAAACGAGCACCAGCACTGAACCCACAATCGACGTTTACAGTACTACCTGTGCCTGAATACGTTCCAACCTTGGATACTCCGTCAAGGCTACTAAAGAGGTAAGCCGTATATTTTGTCGAACTGTTATTAACATCATAATCACTACCGACGTTAAAAGTCGTACTCGTTGCGGAGTTTATGTAGCTAGTTCCAACAGAAATCTCAGCACTATCTCCATTTAATTGCAAAATATGGTTGTTACTCAAACTATCGGACCAAACAGTCCAATTTCTGGCATAAGTACTGTTCGATCCCTTAAGAATAATTAATTCTGGAACGGCACCAAGATTGTGTGGTACGTTTCTACTTGAAGAATCATCCCCTGTATGGGTTGTAATATCAAAAAATCCTGGAGCGCGTTTAAAAGAGTAAGTTGCAAGGTTGTATCCACCAGCATCGCCTGCATAACTGAAAAGTTGGATGCCAGTCTGCAAATCAAGTTTAGCCATGGTGCTGGTGGGGCTTGCATATTCATCACCAGCAGAGGTCGTGTAATACTCTCGACGTGAACCACGTACCCTATCTACCAACGTCGGATTGTAGGCTCTATTTCTCCAAGCCGTTAAACTCATATCGACGGTAAATGGAGTACTAATTACTGGAGCACTACCATTTCCTGTAAAGGTGTCAACGTCAAACACCTCTGTTGCAGACTCGATCGGCTTATTCGGACGGCCAATTGCGATGTAGAGATAGTTTTCACTAGTTGCGCCACTAGCGTGTTGGTAAAACCCCGTCGGAGCTGGGCTAAAACTGTTCCAACCTGATTCGGTAGAGGTAAGGTTTGCATATAGCCTTCTACCATCATCAACACCCCACTCACAACCAGCGCCACGCATGATGTCAGCCATCACCCAGTCAGCTGTGCCGTCATGACGTTTTGAAATTATGAATTGAGGCTCAAACCCAAGGTCGACAAAGTTATTAGGGGAATTACCCCCACTAAACGACCCACACTTAATAATCGCCTCGTTGCTATCTGTGCCAAACGATTGATCGTCGTGGGCGAACAAATAGGCAATATATGTTTCACCGTTAGTATTAACGCGATCATGCGTACTTACGGTAAATTCGGTAGATGTTGGCTCTGTATTGTTCATAAACCCGGCAAGAGTCGCCGCCGCGCCAGTACCATTAAGCTGTAGGTATTTAGTGGCTCCAACGGATCTGTGCCAGCAAGTCCAATCCTCAGTATTACTGTATCTTTTAATAATGATAAATCCAGGCGTGCTACCAAGATTGTGAGAAATAGTCCGAGTAGTGCCGTTACCCGTCCAAGTTACGATGTCAAAGAACCCCGGCGCTTTGCGAAAGGTCCAAGAAACATAAGTTTGGTTTTGACCGTTTAGAGTGCCATAGTTGCCACGTACTGTATGTCCGTCTGAGTTAAAAGTAATTGCATTAGCGCCTTCATTAATTTCTCCATCATCCGAGTTTGTAGCAAGGGATTTGCTATCCCCTCTTTCAGTATCGAATAATGCATGTGTTGTTACATTATTACGTTTCTTTGTCCAAACAAGTCCACCTTCTCCGGATAAGTCAATCCCGCTTGTAATAGTTTTTGCTGTAGGATCGGAACCCTCATACAAGTCAATGCTAAATACGTCATCGACGTATAGGGAGTCGCCCCCTGCTGCCCCGGCAGATGCCAGGGCTGCTTTATTAGAAATAGGATCCATATCAGTTCACGTAGTCGACAAGAGCAGCACCGCGATAGCGGGTTCCACCGTCATCAGTCACAAAGAAGAACAGGTGGGTCTTTCCAGCAGTAAGTGTGGGTGCAGTATCACTATTAAATTTGACACTAGACGGCCAAGTAACAGTGCCAGAGGTGTGTGTCAGCTCAAGCGTAAAAGAACCGACTGTGCCGCTTGAGGGAGGATTGGAGAAAGTAAACGTCGAGTTTGCATTGATGGTTTTAGTAAAGTAATTACCAGTACTCAAATCAATATCCAAGGCACTGACAGCTTCTGCAGTTTGCTCATAAGCACCATCAACGGTAAGACCACTATTAAAAGAACCTGAGTCAAATGCAGCTTGAACAAAAGCCGTAGTGGCGAGTTGAGTTGTGTTAGTTCCAGATGCCGCAGTGGGAGCTGCAGGTGTTCCTGTAAAAGTAGGATCTGCCAAAGGAGCAGCGGCTGCCAAACTTGAAATAGTTTTTTCTACGTCAGAACCACCGTTATCGTAGATAATTGCGTCTGCTTTAATTTTTCCGTATGCCATGATTAAGAAAGTACAGTAAGAATAGAATTAGATCCGACAGTAATAGTTACACCTGAATCAAGGGATACTGTCGGTCCCATCATTCCTGCATTGATATTCGCAGCTATAGTTTTACTAGTAGAGATAGTTTGAGGAGTTTCAACAAAAGCAGCGTCAACAGTTGTAAAACTAAGCTGACCGGAAGTGGAACTTGTCAGGGCTTGACCAGCAACTGTAGGAAGAGCTGTGGGCAATGTAAGGGTATAACTCGCAGCTGCACTATGAGGCGGCGATTGAAGAGCTACACCATGATTGTTATTAGAACAATTAAGTGTAATTTTACCTACTTGACCGCTGGATGTACCATCGCCTTCAATTACAGCAAGGTAGTTAGTGACATATCTGTTTTCGGGATCAGCAGCAAAGTACTGTTGCCATTCCCATTTTGATGTCGAAGAGTCATACTGCAGCCGTACTGTTAGGTCAGACGAACCAGTAAAACCAGAAGGTACACCAGACACATCACTGCTACTTTCAACACCAGTAGAGTTAGTTACCTCTACACGATCCTCATCAGAAGGACTCGAAGGCAGATTGGCAAGTGCAGCAATAGGGCTGTAGAAAGCAGCGTTAGCAACAGCAGTAGAAGCGGCGTTGGCAGTAGCCACAGCATCTTCTGCTTGGTTAATAGCGTAGGCAAGACCCTGTGGGTTGCTTCCTACACCATCACCGGCTGGGTTTGTACCGTCATGTACATAGGTAGTGACAGTCGTAGACGCACTATTTGCTGTAGTGGAAGCGTTGTTAGCAGTGGTTGTTGCAGTAGCTGCATCGGTAGCCGCATCGTTAGCGATATCAATTGCAGTGTTGAAACCACCACTACCATCATCTTCACGACTATTATTAAGTGCTGTAGTAGCGTTTGTAGAAGCAGTATTAGCAGTGGTTACTGCATTACTAGCATTAGTCGATGCAGTATTAGCTGTTGTAGAAGCAGTGTTTGCGATATCAATGGCAGAATTAAATCCACCTGAACCATCGCTTTCACGGCTATTATCAAGGGCTGTAGTGGCTTTGGTGTCAGCTGCATTAGCCGTGGTTACTGCCGAGTTAGCCGTGGTAACAGCAGACTCAGCAGTAGTGTTCGCATCAGCAACCTCGTTTACACTTTCTTGAGTAGCAAAGTTGTTTTGGGTGAAGTTGTCATTCAGATCCTCAGCTTTAATAGCGGAGCCAGGAAAGAACGTAGCCTTGAGTGAATCAATGTCAGTATCTCGAAAGATACGAATAGCAGCACCACTAGCTGGCGCACTATTGAAGCTAAGGGTGGTAGCGTTGGCAAAAGTAAATGCTGTTGTAGCAGTACCGTCAAGTGAAGCCTTGACATCGTCCTGCTTTAGATATTCAAATGTAATGGAATAGTTCGTAGTTGAACCATTTCCTGTGTATGAGTTTGATGTAGTTGCCATTACGCAGGATTACCTGTATTGAGAGAACTGTTTAATCTTGTCTGGTTTGGATAGTTTTTTCTTACGTTCTAGTGCCAGCTGTTCTGCAAGCTTAATATTGTCATTTTTCATTGCTTCGTCAACAGCTTGCTGGGTGTAGATACTATCAGCAATGTCTGCATACTCAGCTCTGGAAAATAGTTCCGCTTCAGCTTTTTCCTTAGCTTCACGAATAAGTGTTTCGATAGCATTGTGCACAGAGGTTAGTTGTACACGGTATTCAATGGGGTTACCATCTCTATCGTAAACATATTCGCGCTTATTTTTCAACGCTTTGACTTCATCAATAATTCTTTTGTACTCTTCGTTATGCATGAATTCACTAGAAGCGATCCTAGCAGCAAGATTTTGTTCACCTATTAAGCGATAGATGGCTTCACGTTGTTCAGGGGTGTACTCATGCTTACCAGTGCTGTCACGACGAATCATTGCATGTCCGTCCCAACCAGTTTCAAACAGCCATTGACGCCAATCTTCTCGATCATTACTGACTTTGATAGGGCTGATGGCATTGAGAGCACGAAGGATTGGATTGTCAATATCGTTCAAAGGCTTGCCGGTCCAGAAGTCGATTTGCTCAGGAAGCGTGGTATTAAGAACAGGAATACGATTTTTAATGTAACCCATCATATCCTTGTGAATGTCTTTCTGGCTAGAGCTAATCAGATTGGCACCTACACCTAAGAAACCTGCCTGAGGAATAAAACTACGAGCAATGTTTGCACCTGCCCTATTAAGTGCAGTTTCATCACCGTTAACAATTTTAATCAAAGGTTCTAGCCCTTTAAGGTAAGTTTTATCAAGGAACGTAGCGGAAAGAGTCCAAGTCAGTTGATTCATAATCTCACCTGATTTTTCAGGACTAATATCATTTGCATGGAATGCATAATCACCTAACAAAGTTAAGACAGGTTCAATAGTGTCAAGTCCAGCATAAGAAACCCATTTACCACCAATCTTAATTTCTTTAGGACGCCATCCAAGAGTGTCACGGTGAAGTTTCCGTTCTGCAGGGTTTACAGCGCCATTGCCACGGATGTTACCTGCCATAGCATATGATCCAAGAGAAGCTACAAGTAATGCACTGAATGCAAGACGACCACGATATTCACGCTTGAGGTATTCAAAGATAGCCATAGCGTTAGGGTCATCCTTGATATTCTTTAGACCATGCATGCCAAGTGCAGCAGCAATTTCATCTTGAGTTTTGGCAGTCAAGACTTTGGCGTACCTACTCGCACCTTGCCGCCGCATTAGAGTTGCAAAAGCAGTCTCACCAGCAAGAATTGTGTAAGAACCTGCAACTTGCAAAGCGTTCAGTCCCGTACGGGGGAACATGATGAGGTGACGCAGAAGAGGGATTCTATCCATCACACCAGAAATAGCACTAGCCGCTTCGTTATCAAGGTTTAGTGCAATTTCACCACTCATGTGTGATGCAGCCCAATCAGTCATACGACCAGACTCGTCAAACATAGTTGCGTAGACTTCCTTCTCTGCATTGCGTAGTGCCTTAGCAGTAGGCTCAATACCCTGTTGAGCAAGGTTGTCATAAGCACGGATACGAGCAACCATGCTTGCCATAGAGGTGTTGACGTAGCCGTCAGCGCCAGCCATCAGTGTTGTATTCAAACGCATCCAAGGCCACTCAGCAACATGTTTGTTGAGCTTTGCCCATGTGTACATCGCGTACGCACCTTTATTTTGTTCTTTCCAGACTTTCTCAGCTACATCATCAACAGTATCCCAAGTTTTACTGTCAAACATTTGCAGATCTTTGCGCACTAAATCAATATTAGCGGAAGGATCTTTATGAACTGATTTGATTGTCTGCCAGGCATTATTCAAGGCACGACGGTTGGTTTCTGCAATACCACTATTGATGTAAGCAAAGCGGCGCAATTCATCAGCGTCTTTGGAAAAAATAGAAGTAAGTCCAGTGCCAAGGAAACTGTTAATTGGCTTTTGCACAAGCGCAACTGCGTTAGCAATAGCAGCACGTCCAGCGGACAAACCGCTAAGAACATTATTCAAAACAATTGAAGTAAGACTCTTACTCCACAGGTTCATGCCATCTTTGTTGGCGATATAATTTAGAGGGTCAATGTTATCAAAAGCCCACTTCGTCAACTTATCGATAGTGTCAACGTTACCGTTAGAAAGCACAAAAGCATCCATCAACGGTTTCATCATTCGTGGATCGCTGTCTTTCAGCTCAGTAAGCATCTTGCGCAGATTCATTGCTTGTTCATGCGCTTTACTGCTAGCTTGATCAAACTCGGCAATGGTCATATCGACTGCATCTCCGGCAGTTCTTCCAGTACGCACTCTATCAAAAAAGTTATAGTTTTGAAGCTGCCAGCCAGCAACATACTTACTTAAAGCAAACTCTTCAGTAAGCATGGTGAGTTTGTCGATCACCTTTTCAGCAACGACATTCTCATCGACAATACCTTCAAACATCTGAGCAGATTCAGAAAGCGAACGTACCTCAGAACCAAGAGTCCCCATAACACGTGCAGACTGCTCAACGATTGGACGACCCAAATAGCGGTCAATCAAATCACGCATGGCATAAGCAGCACCAAGAGTTGCCTCTTCGCCAAGATATTGGATTTGACCACCCCGCTTAGTATCGCGTGGAAAAGCGCGACGAAGTGCTTCAACGTCGTTAGCACCAATAATTTCGGTGTACCACTTGTATGCCTCATCAGCCATCTGGGACTTGCTAAAGCGAAACTTATTGACAACAACGTCGTAGTCACCAGCATCACGTGCTGCTTCCATCAAACCAAGGACAGCTTTACGAGAACGCCCACCTGCTTTGAGGAACTTAGTAAGCATGTTTTCACTGACCATCGGTGCAGGGTCACCAGACACAACACCTTGGTTAATTGCAGTAAAGTCGCCAGCGTTGCGGATAACAGCGCCAGGTTTAATACCAGAGCGTCCTACTGTTCCGGGTTTTGCCAAACTAGGTGTGATAACAGGGTTATATCCAGAAGTCCATGGGTCAGCTTCCAAAGCACGAATGGCAGCTTCATCCATCTCAACTTGGTCAAGATCCATCTCTCTAGTCACAGCTGTTTCCAAAGGTTCTTTAGTAGCATCACTAAATCCTTTAGTTTTCAGTTGTTGTTCAAGTGCTTCTTTGAGAGCAGTTACGTCTTTCAAATCAGCTTTACTAAGAGTTTTAGAGGCAATAGCCTCGTTGATTCTAGCAATTTCCAAAAGAGTATCAGCATCAGTATTTGTGCTCTGCATTATTTCTTTTGTAATTGCAGCTGTCTCGTCCTTAGGTTTGAACCATCCAAAAGATGGAACTTTATTAATAAGATCAAGAGAAGAACCTAATAGGTTACCTACAATAGCTAATGGTGTGTTAGCGTAAATGTTCTTAATACGACGAACTATAGTACTGTCGTCGTCCAACGTTTTTAGATCGTCAGAAATATTAAGCCAAGGAAATGCGTCGTCAAGTTGTCGGAAAAGGTTATCTTCTTTACCTTGATCGCTGACACCCATAAAGGCAGCATCAATACCAATGTCAGCACCAAGTAAAGCCAATGCTTTTTGAGTACGCGGCAAGCTTGTGGCACCAATAAGTCCTGTAGCTACTCTAGTGGAAGCAGCGATAGGAATGATGGCACCGAGGATGTTACGTGCAGATTGCCAGCCAGGGTTCTGAAAACGTGTGGTTTTATCCCACTTTTTATTGAACTCCGCCATAAGCCCGCCACGATCGAACATGGGCAAAGACAGAATGTCGATTGGCAAGTCAGCAATACCCGCACCTGCAGCCAAAGCTGTCATTCCCAAGGGGTTAGGTGCTGGGTCTCCACTTTGACTGTCAACCCATTGCATGTACTCTTCCTTACTCAAGCCCGTATTTTCTTGATACCAGGCTTCAGTAGCTTCCGGACCTGCTTTCAAAGCTTCGTTAAATCCCTTCCAAAATTCACCTTTCTGGTCGGTAGGAATGGTTGGAGCTTTAGGTTGGACTACGGGTTCGGGTTCAGGTTCGGGTTGGGGTTGGGGTTGGGGTTCGGGTTGTTGAGCAGAAGACGGAAGTTCACCACTCAGTTCCTGTTGGTAGCGTTCTTGCTCTGCTCTAATTGCCTGCTCCTCCTGCATCATCTGCTGTTGACGCAGGTCCATCATCTGCTGTGCCTCAGCAGCTTCTCGAATGCTTTGATCGAGAATTTCTTCTGGAGTGGGTTGGGGGACAAGATCTGCAGAATTATCAGAGTTAGGGTCAGCTGGAAGTTGATATTCCATTAGTTAAAAAACCTCCTAAAGCTGTAATCAATTGGTCCTGTATAAGCACCGCTGTTAGGTGTTTCGCCTGCATAGCTTGCAAAATTACCTAAGGGATGAACCATTATGTCAGATTCATGTCTATTGTGAAGCATAGCTTGACCTTTAAAATCAGTACGTCCATTTAAAAGTACCAGCATTCCACGAAGCTTACGTTGACCTGCAGGTGAAGCAAACTCTTTAGCTTGTGCAGGATCATAATAAGCTTTGCCAGTATAGACAGCTTCATATTGTCCTGGGGCACGTGCAATGTCATACAGAGATTTGCCATACTTACCTGAAGCCAAACGATTCAAAGCAGTAGCAGCTACAAGATAGGGATCGTCCCCAGGTCCAGCTTCTTTAGATGCAATGAATGCAAGCTCGTCATAATCTTGTACTGTCAATCCTTGGATACCACCTTCTACAGCTGGAATCTCCATAATCAACCTACGCTGATTTACTACGTCAGATCTGTACCGTGAATCAGATCTAGCAGAAGGATCAGCTACAATCGGTATAATCCTCTCCTCTTGAATAGTTTCTACTTGTTGCATAAATTGTTGTGCTCGTCTGTCATTTTGTTCCTGACTTAAAATCTGTTGATAAGTAAGCGGTACGGTAATTTTTGGTAGCTCAAACTCATCAGCATATTTGTTGAGCTGTAATTGCAGAGTATCAGGATATGCTTTTTGCAGTTGTTTAATAGTTTCAGGAAGTTCGTAAGTTTTTCCAGATATAATTCCGTTATAAATTCCAGCTAGGCTAGTTGTAGGAACAAGGAATACATCTTTACGTGAGTCAGGTCGTGCCCTAACAGCTTGCAAAGCTTGGTGTGTGTTTGCCTGTACAATATTTTCAAAATATGTACCACCTGGAGAATAGTATGCGTAATAATTAGAAGTGCTCTTACGACGGGTACCTCTGCCCATGACTCCTGTACGACTTCCAGCTGGGATATCACGTTGATTTCCTGTACCAGTGCCTGAAGGTTTGTATTCGGGAAGTTCTGAACTTTGGATGAGATCAATCATTTCACCCATTGCCACTCTATTAGCATTAGCCATATCCATACCTTGAGTCCGCATCAGCTCCGCACGTCTCGCTTGCATTTTTGCAAGACGATCATCAGTAGCAAAGCCAAGTGATGGGTCCTTAACTGTTCCTATATTGCTAATGCCTAAACGGAGTTTACCAGCTTCGAAAATTCGGTCTTTGTTTTTTTTGTCGTCAACTGAAGCTTGTGTAAAAACTTTTCGGTATTTATTAAGTTTATCAGTATATGTAGCCAACGTTTTGCCAGTCATGCGGCTGATGACTTCTGTAGGGTCGCGGCCAGTATCCATAAGATGATCAGCTTCTTTAGCATAAGCATCATTACTAACCTTATCGTTACTAATACTGTATAAGAGTTCATACAATTTAGTACGCTGGTCTTTGGAAACGTCTAAATTTTCGAGTGACGACTTGTAAGTATCATAGTCGATCTTACCCTGAGCACGGAGCGCAAAAATCTCTGTTCTAGTTTTGAGATAATTATCAAGTTGTTCAGCTTTTACAATGTCGTTTTGCCGATCAACACGATCAATCCTTTCCTTCTCTACCTCATTCCTTAAAGTAAGTAAACGGGTGTCGCTAAACTGATCTCGATAAGTCCTGCCGAGAGGTTTACCGTTCTTATCACGCATCTGAAGATCCATGAACCGCTCCCGATCTTGATTAGAAAATGCAGGATTTTTCCATAGATCCATCAAAATGTCGAGTTGATCTGGATTAGTTATTGCAGTTTCACCATTTGTTGTATGGCTCTTAAGTGTAATAATAAAATCCTCCATATCTTCACTACTTTTGCTCCTAAGAACCTGAGCCATAGCAGTGTTGACTATCTCTGCAGATTGATTAATAGCAGCTACTTTACGGTTATCAGCTTTAAAACCAGCCCTTATTTTTTTAATTTCAAGAGCGGCATCGTAAAAGCGTGAACGTCTGACACCATATAAATCTAGCTCATCAATAATTTGATGGACAAGATCATTGCCATGATTGTCATGGGTTGCCAACTCAAGGAATCTGGTAGGCATGTGGGCAATTTTTGCGTCTACACTTTGCAAATGAGCAAAAGGTGATGCAGCTTTTTGCCTCTGTGCAGTAGCTTGAGATAAGCCATCTCTAACTACACTGTCTTGTAGATCAGCTTGAGTGGTTGCATTTGCCTGACGAAGTGCTTCTTTAGCTGCTTTATCAGCTTCCGAAGGTTTTTCAGGAAAAGGCCCCATAATAGAGGTTGTTACGTCTGCTTTAAACTTAGCAGTTTCAATAGCATCCTTTACCTCATAAATAGATTTACCTAAAGTAGTGCTGAACTCAGACAGTTGCTCGGCCACACGAGCTTGGTTGGATGCCTCAGTTTTGATATTTTCAAGTGACCGCTCTTGGTTTTGTTTGATGTTAGACATCTTGAGAGCAAACGCTTTGTCTTCAAACTGTTTGATCTCTCCTTTGATAGCTTGATCTCTGCGAAAATTGGAGTCCAGATCCGCAATATATTGTTGGTCTTTCTGTCGTTTGGACTGAAGCTGCTCCTTAAGACCTTGAATGGTCTTGTTGCCTTGTTCTTGAATTCGGCTTACGGCACCAGCACCAGGGCTACGACTAGTAAAACCTCTTCCACGGGCGTACCCTTGAAATTGTCTTGCCATTAGTTAGTTAGTTAATTTGAACCATGTCAACATCGATTATGCTGTAATCGACTGTGTAGTGACCATTTCTTGTTCCAACTGCTTCAGGATGCGTTTCGAGTAGATCTTGCGCCATAGCGCCTCTATACCTAAACGGTTGTCCTTTGTAGTTAAACTCGTAGATTGGAATACCTGAAGGTGAAGTACCAACACGTTCAATCTTTTCTTTTAGTCGAATATCTGAACTTGTATTTGTTTTGTTTACTGCTCCCACAACAGCAGGAACACCACTCAATGCTGTCTGAGCAAACGTAAGCCACGGATTCGTGTAATTAGCGACACCTTTAATCGGATCAGGACCAAAGTCAAAGTCCTGAAGCTCACGTGGCATAAGAAACTCCATATCAGGAGTAGCCATCGGAACGATTGGATCCAACACAGGAGGTGGCGGAAGCATCCGATTAGCATCAGCTTGCATGTTAGCTGTGTCGTAAGCCAACTCAATGTCACGTAGAGTGGCTGAAAGGTTCTCGTCTGCACTTAAAAGGGATGCAGCAAGAACAGCTTGATCCATACCAAACTTCATGCGTTCAGCTTGTTGAACCTTTGCAGCAGATCTACCAGACTGACCTCTAGCTAGTGCAGTACCCTGTGCCTGAAGAGATTCAATAATTGCTTGTTGATTGTCAAAGGCAGCAGCTTGTTGAATTTCTTTACGTTGTCGATACGCTGCATCTTGTGAATACTTTCGTTCAACAGCATTCAAACCTAATGTAGTGCCATAGATTTGTTCAGACTTAGCAAACGCTCTTGCATTTGTTTGACGTTCAATTTGAGCAATCTGAAGCTCTCTGTTGTACGTATCGATTGCAAGTTGATCTTTATAAGCACGCTGTGTATCGAAGTTACGCTCCTGAGAAAGAATGCTTTCTACGAGATAATCGTAGTCAGCTTCCATCTTTTCGATGTTCATCTCATGAGCTTCGACGTCATAGTCATACTGACGGTCAACTGCTTTATCAGAGCGTTTATTAGACTGACTAGCACCGACAGCGCCTAGTACAGCGGAGCCTAGTACAGCTCCGCCGATAATCCATGCCATATTTAAGATCTCCTATAGTATCTAGGTGAGTAATTTCCTTCCCACATCATCGACCCAACCGAAACCGGGAACGGGGAATCATTGAAAAGTTTAAGTGTAAAGTTCTTGTTGTTTTGATGGATAGGCAACGTCACATACTGCTGATCAGTAAGGGGGATGTCGTTAGCCAAATAATAGTTTGCGTTGGTAACGGGGGATAGTTGATACCACTCATCAAGGTAAATTAATACCTCATGACCATCTTCTGGTGCAGAGGGTATTTGAATTTCATTGTCGTCTACAAATGTAAAGGAGGTATCTTCCACACCATTTACTTTGACCTTGATCTGTTCACGGTCTTGATAGTCCAGTTGGAATTCAAAGTTAGTTGTTGATCCATCACCAGTAAAGGAGACAGACTGGGGATGTGATCCATTGGACTTAAGCTTGAATGACATGACACCAGACAAACCGACAGAGAAGGTGTAACGTGCAATAGTCAGACGTGCAGTAAAGTCAACATTCTTGCCGTCAGGTGTACGTGCATAGAAGGTAGTAGGAAGTTCTACTTCAAAGTCATATTTAAATCCAACAATGACATCAGATGCCTGTGAAGTCAGATTTTTCTTTGGAACAATGAAATAGTCACCAGTACTATCGCTGTCACGTTCAGGTGTAATCGTAAAGCCAGATTCAACAAAGCTACCCTGTTGGGTACTCCCAGCAATAAGAAGGACCGGCTTCAAGCCAGGCACATCGTTGTAGGGTAGGTAGCACTTACTGAGTTCGTCTGTTGAGTCGTAGACGACACTGCTAGCGGTAGCATAAAGATCCACGCTTGGATTAACACGGGCACCATTGCTATTGACAATGATTGCTGTGTCAGGACTTTGGTTAATAGCCGCTTTACCAAGTGTAAATTGATCCGCTTGTTTAGTGATGACATACATATCATCTTGGTCAACAGCACATGTCTGAACATTGCCTGGCATTTCCCAGCTGTACCACGATTCAAGTAAGTTCTTTTCGCCATTATTGTAGAAACTAAATAGATACATCTTGTCAGATGACTGGCTACTCATAGCAATAAATTGGTTCTGAGGGCTGGCAATCAACGTATCTATGTTGCTAGGAATGTACTCGTTAACAATCTTGCTTAGGTCCAGCACCTGGGGGTTGTCTTGCTGACCACGGGTGACCATTGAAAAGACACGTGTAAAGCTACTCGTCTTACTAATAAAGTTTATGTTTGTACCAACGTCTACTGGATCTACATTAGTATCCATCTCATAAGCAGAGATAGTCCTAATGGTCGCTGTACGTGGTGTCATGATGTTGTCAACGGCAGTCAACAAGAACTGCTGACTACGGCTAAACAGCACAAGACCTTGTGTAGTTGAGATGACACCATGCAACACTGCAGGTCGGATTGAAGAACAACTGATGTCAACAGGATCAGAGTCGATCACAGTTTGAGCAGAGACGTGGTAGAAGTTATAAAAGTCACCTGCCTGACTCATCGACACATTATCTGCAGTTAAGAATCCAAGTCTATTTGCATTCAAGAAAGCCTGTTGAATCGTGTTACCGACAAAACTAGGATGAGAGTTGGTGTCATCATCACCTACAAGTCGATCGGTGTAATCAATTCTTTGAAAGGTGAAGGTATTGGTAGCTGAGTTAACCAGCTCATGTGGCATTGTTGCATTATCAAGACCAGGAGAAGCGCCAAAGCCTAAGGTTTCTTCCCAATAACCTTTGCCCGATGAACCGTTATAAGCAACGAACTTTGCATAATAGGTATCGAAAGCACTGGTTGTGTTAACAATTTTTGCAACACGACCGTGGTTAGCTTCATTAGCCAACTCACTGACATTGTCTACAGTTTCGACAAAGGCAGTAAGTTTATTAGTAGCCGCACCACCAGTAGCAGTGATCTCCATAGCTGACGTATTAGCCAACTCAAGAACAGTGCCTAACTTAGTTATCGTCAGGTTGGGAATGCTTTGACCTGTTAATGCAGACTGAATACCTGACAAGATCTCATCTGCAGTAACACCTAAAGTGGTATTAGCAGCAGAGCTAGCATTAGCAGGTGACGTGTAAGTAGCCGTATAGGTAGTACCACTAACAGTTACTTCAACTTTGTACTCAGCACTATAAGCAACATCGACAAGAACGACAGTTGCCTTAAGATCCGCTGTATGAGCTACTGCAGTCTGTGTACCAACAGTGACAGTCTTATTAGTAATAATAGAAGTGTCTTGTACAGTCAGTACGTCATAGTCATTCCGTGTGCCGGAGAGATATGCTTGTGCACCAGTACCGTAGTTAACTGTACAAGCAACACCAGTTACGGCATTCCAAATGTCAATATCACCAGGATTACCTCCAGAGGCAGGAGTAATACAACCAATGTACCGCTCATCATTATCTCTGTGAATGTAGAACCACTTACAGTTGTCATAGGTAGTACCTGTACCGAGGTTAGTGATATGTTGAATACCTGGACGTTTGGTCAGACCCAACGCAACATCAGGGTAACCGTTAATAACATCAACGACTTGTCCAGGTAGTTTTTTGTCGTCAGGTTGTCTAGATACACCACCCAAGTAATTGGGGATGCGTTGTGTTACTGCTGCCATTATCGATAAAGAGCATGGAATGGTTGGAAACTGTTGTATGTGCTCTTGGCAGTTCCAGAAGGTTTACCAAAGAAGCTCAGATCAGCTTGAGATGTGTCGTACTCCATTGCCAAAGCTCGTGTGTAAGCTTCGTTCTGTTGGAGGATTTTGTACTGAGTGTTATCGCCTACAATCCTACTAGAAACAATTGCTGATGCACGTGCTGTGATAAATGCCTGAATGGGTTTGGGTACATCAACCCAATCAAACAACCAAATCACATCACATTCAACACTACCATTAGTAAACTTGTAAGTGTGATTATGTCGGTCGTACAGTTTCCCATCACGAATCACAGTATCAATATCAACATTAGATGAATTTTCACTGGCATCTAGATGCAGTACATTGTTTGGAATCTCAATTTCATCATCAGTGTTGGGCGTAAACTTGTAGTGATATTCTTGATTAAATGTCCATCCCTCAGCCTGCACCTCTCGTGACACTTGTTTAAGTGTGTTATATGCAATCGCAACGTCCGGGTTGGTTTGATCGAGGGTGGTAACAGGCGCTTGACCGACTGACGCCAGAATTTCGTTAATAGCTTGTAGTTCTTGTGTAGCGTTAGTGGTTGGAAATGTCATTCTTTACATAGATAAAAAAAAGGAGCCTCCGAAGAGACTCCCGTATGATTAGACCTATCAGGTGCCAGCAGTGTTGGCAGGATAGGTAGTACCGAACGCCGAACCAGCGGTGTTGGTAGCGTGCAGTTCAACACAACAAGCAGGGTTCAGGAAGTCTGCGCCCATGGCGAGACGACCCAGGATCACATCACCCTGGTAGATGGTGCGGATATCGCCGCTGGTGACTTGCACCTGAGGGGCAATAGCTTCCACACAACCAGCTGCTTCGCGCTGGAAGATCAGACCGCAGGAGGTATCGAAGTGGTCAGAGTTACCGTAGTGGTTGTTAATACCAGTGTCTTCGTTACGGGCAGCTTCGATGTCAGGGCTGACGAAATCGCCAGTGTTGCCAGGAGAAGTAACACCAGTGTCACCACCGTAAGCAGTGCCGTACTGACCCAAGAACGGAATGTTCATGGACTTGTAGATCTTGATACCAGCGATCTCAACAACACCCTTACCGGACTGCAGACCTGCGCCTTGCTCGTCACGATTGATCAGTCCGTTGTTGCCAACTTCTTGGATCAGGGAGTAGTACTGACGTGGGTTGAGGACCCCCACACGTCCGTCTTGGCTGACTCCTTTTTCGTCAAGGGCAGCAGCTGCATCGAAGAATGCAGACACAAGGTGCTGAGCATTGTAAGCATCAGCAGTAGTACCAGTACCGGTACCAACTTGGATTTGAGTACCACCGGGTTCTTCCATGCTCACAGCAGGATTACCAACGGATTGGACGGCAGATGCTTGACGTGCACCTTTAGCAATAGCACGGAAGATCAGGCGATCGTATTTTTCGGCAAGTGCATAACCGATCTTGCGAGAAATTTCCGAACGCATATCATAATGCGACAGAACTTCATCGAGATCATACAAAAATGCACTGGAGATCAGAAGATCATCAACCGTAATGGTCTTCTCCGCCACGGGAGGACGACCATCGGAATCACCAAGGATGCTATTACCCGGTGTGTGATATTCCGCCGTGGTACGACCTGTGTAGATGAACTGAAGACTGCGGCCGTTCTTAAGAGTACGGCGCATAACCAGATCGCGAGCAATCGCATTATTCTGGAAGCCTTTGAACATCTCTCCAGAGAAGAGTTTAAGATACAGGGCACGGGCATCACCCGTACCGTTTAGTTGACCCGGGCGCGAAAGTTGCGCGGGCATATCAGAAGATTGCATTTAAAAAATAAAGATTATTTAGACAAGCTTCAAACGTTTGAAAAAAAAATTTTGTGGTAAAAATTTAAGGTCTTTACCAAACCGGTTCGGCAAAGGGTGTCCGCGTACGGGCCAATGCCAAATACTGGCGGGGGGACTCGCACCCCCCTGTAAGCTCACTTAACCAGTTGCTTGTAAACTACACCGCGATAACGAAGAGCATCAACCTTGTAGTTTTCAGCTTTCTTCTTAGCGTTTGCGATGTAGCGGATAACGATGTTAGACATTAGTTCGTACCTATTAAAAACCTAAGCCCCGTTCCATGCTTAGGCGGTCATGCGTCTATAGTTGACTCAAGTACCATTTTAGTGAACTGCGTTTCTAAAAACTCAATGTCCTGTTGCTCTTGAGGGTGACCACCAGGCCACTGTTTTTTATACAGCCGAAGTGCATCGCGAATAACGCGGGCACCATCATCACAGACTCGAATGTCAAACATAGATGAACGTACGAATAATTAACCGATTGGTGGTGACTTAAGTGCCACGGGAGTTGACTCCACGGATGCAAGGTCAAGCGGGAAGTTATGTGCATTCCGCTCATGCATCACCTCAAAACCGAGGTTGGCACGGTTGAGAATGTCAGCCCATGTGTTAATCACATGACCTTGACTTTCAGTAATGGATTGATTGAAGTTGAATCCATTGAGGTTGAAAGCCATGGTGCTGACGCCGAGGGCGGTAAACCAGATGCCCACGACCGGCCAAGCTGCGAGGAAGAAATGCAACGACCGAGAATTGTTAAAAGATGCATATTGGAAGATCAGTCGTCCGAAGTAGCCATGTGCGGCAACAATGTTGTAGGTCTCTTCTTCCTGACCAAACTTGTAGCCGTAGCTTTGACTAACCTCCTCAGTCGTTTCACGAATAAGAGAAGAGGTGACAAGACTTCCATGCATAGCCGAGAACAAAGCACCACCAAATACACCAGCAACTCCCAACATGTGGAAGGGGTGCATGAGGATGTTATGTTCCGCTTGGAAAACAAGCATGTAATTAAAAGTACCGGAAATGCCAAGAGGCATACCGTCTGAAAAGCTACCTTGTCCAAAAGGATAAACAAGGAAGACAGCAGTCGCCGCAGCAACCGGAGCAGAGTAAGCAACAAAGATCCAAGGCCTCATCCCTAGTCGATAGCTAAGTTCCCACTCTCGTCCCATGTAAGCAAAGACACCAATGAGGAAGTGGAAAACGACGAGCTGGTACGGCCCCCCGTTGTACAACCATTCATCAAGTGTATTAGCTTCCCAAATTGGGTAGAAGTGTAGTCCGATGGCATTGCTGCTCGGAACGACGGCTCCCGAAATAATGTTGTTTCCATAGAGGAGGGAGCCTGATACGGGTTCACGGATTCCATCGATGTCCACGGGGGGAGCTGCAATAAATGCAGTGATAAAACAAATTGTAGCAGCCAGCAAACAAGGGATCATAAGAATCCCAAACCAGCCAACATAAAGTCGGTTATTAGTAGAAGTCACCCAGGAGCAAAACTCCTCCCAAGTAGACGTCTGTTGTTCAAGTACAGTAGTCATTAAAAGTGCGGGGTATTCGTTTCCAGAGGTATGTATTTGAGCACTTTAATGAAGCCCTCCCAAGGCTCACATCCAGTGGAGGGCTGGATAGATTACATTAGAAGGTGTACTTAACGCCTACTTTAGTTCCATAGTTGTTATTATCTTCACCAGTGATGAACGAAACTTCACCGTAGAGAGACAGGTCTTCAGAGAGACCAACAGAACCGCCAGCTTTGCCAGACAGTTCCACAGTGCTGTCGCCACCATCAGGCGAGACAATGCTAGGTCCGCCCTGCAAATACCAACCGTCACCTTCAAAACCAACGTGGTTATCAATAACAGAACCACCGTAGTCAGTACCAGACCAACCAGAGTTGGCTTCGATATTCACGTAGGTACCGGCAATAGCGGCACCATGTGCCATACCGAGGAGGAGACCGGAAGCGATAATAGATTTCATGATTAAGTAGTTACTTTTTTTTAGCAGTTTTTGCGGAGCGTCTGAAGTTGGCAGCCGTGGGTGCTCCTTTAGACCCAGGCTTCCTCATTTTTTCGCCACTACCAGCAGCGATCCTTTTTCGTTTTGCATGAATGTTGGCATAAAGCCCACGTTTTGCCATGATCTTTTTTAAACCTTAGGTAGTTGTGGACCCGTCCTTTTCAGGAACGCATCCTTTTCGTGAGGGTTGTTTGTGCTAGTTCCTTTCTTGTAAATTTTCGCACCCTTCTGAGCACCTTTATGTCCAGGTCCGATGTCAAAGGATTGCGATACAAAATTACTGTTAAAAGCTTTTTGATCGACTCTTTTTTTCTTTGCCATCAGTATTTTTTACCTGCAGGTTTTTTAGTAGTTTTCTTTTTCTTAGCTGTAGCAGCAGCCTTCATACCAGCTTTGGTATAAGGATACTTTTTACCATTAACCATTGGCATAATAGACTCCCAAATTTTTAGTGATTAGTGTTAAAAATCAACGTCAGAAAGTTCAAGTTTGTTGATGATCTCTTGCCGGTAAGCAGGGTCACGGTCATAGCGAGGATCCTGCATAGCTTCAATCACTTCAGCCTGTGATTTAAAACCAGGCTTACTATTAGAGGAAGCTTTACCAGTGAGCATCTTACCGTCAAATCCAACAGCATCTTGATAACGCTGAGCAAGAGAGTTGATGGCAAAGAAAGCAGCATTAGGATCGCCACTATCCATGACCCGATCAAACATAGAAACCTCCTCTTGGGAAAGGTTTGATGCTGCCCAAGTGGTCATGTTCTTGTAGTTGGCATCACCACCAACGATACCCTTGAGTTGATTTACAACTTGTTCGGACATCTGTCGTGGTTGAGGTGCCTGCTTAGACGCCTGATTTCTGTACTCCAAGTACATGTTGGCAAGCTCCGTAGGATCCATCCCACGCAGTTTCTCCAACGTTTCTTCTTTGTATTCTGATTGGGATTGCTCCCAAATCTCATCTAGAAAAGATGTGGTGTCTTCAGGAGCATTTTCAGGCTCAGCTTGTTCTCCAGATTCGTTATCAGATGAACCGAGCTTTTTTTGTAGTTCAAGATAAGCTGACTCAAGGTCTTCAGTATTCTTGTACTTGCCTGCCAGAAGCTGCTCCTGATCTTGCTGCATCTGTTCACCAACAGCAAGTGAGTCTTGTTCTTCTGAGGACAGTTCTCCAGACTCTTCTGGAGCACCGTCAACTGTAAGTGTTGTCATAGGTGGTGTGTTGTTTATTGTTGTTGTTCAACTTGTGCTTGTGCTTGTGCTTGAAGACCTGCAGCCAGTTCAGGATTCTTTGTAGGATCCATCATTGGTGTCTTCAACATTGCTGTCTGTTGTTCTGCCTGCATTGCTTGCTGCTGCATCTGTTGTGCAGCTTGCTGCTCACCTTGGATCTCCTGTACGGACTTCACAAGGTTAAGAACATCAATACCCTGAGCTGCAGCAAGACGCTTAACAACTTCAGTGGGGTTGATGTATTGAGCAATAGCTTCTGGACCCATTGTCTGTGCAATGGTTTGCAGGAACTGTGCCAGACTTACAGCATCCTGACCGCGACCAAGACTATTGATACCAGCCACGATTGTCGGTTTGACAATTCCCTTAGGAATACGTGGGATGTCACCAGTCTTCTGTGCTACGGACAGTTTACGATTCAGGTAAGGCACAAGGAACTCAGTAGTCAACAGGGAGAACAATCCTCCAAGCTGTTGCTCAAGTTCAAGTTGTGTCATCCTGACCTCTTCAGCAGTCACTCGTTCTGCATTCCGTGGATTTAGAACAAGAAAAGCTTCTGCAAGACGACGTTCATAAATCTGCGTCATATCAAACGCAGTCTTAAAGTCAGCAGTTTTACCAACTTGGATAACACCGATGTCATCGGGTCGTCCAGCGACGATTGCACCGTTGCCAGCTGCAGCCAGCGTGGCGGGTTTAGTTGTACTTGAGGGTGATACAACAAATACAACTTTAGCGGCTGCTGCAGAGCCTTCTACGAGTGCCTGAGAAAGCGCTTCGAGTGACTTGAGGTCACCAATGAATTGACCAACACGTCCACGTCCATAAGCTTCACCGTCAACAACGTTGAAACGGAGAGGCAACCATGGATTAGCATCGATTGGTGCTTTACTTACAGACTTAGGAAGGATGTGACCATACACTTCTTGATGCCAAACGACTCGATTATTCTCACGTTTGACGTGTGTGTATACATCACACTCTTCTTTACCCATTGTGCTTTCATCTACTACCGATTCGACCTTCAGGTCAGTAGGTAGTTCATCTTCGATAAGCTTTTTAGCGATACGTTCTTTGGTGACGATTTCTAGTACGTTGCCGTTACCATCTCGTTCTACAACAAAGCG